TTTTCTCTTTCCACTGCTAATAAACGTTCGTGGTAACGACTCACCTTATCAGCAAGGGTAGCTATAGCCTTCAATACTTCTTGATTTTCCATAATATCTCCTTGATTTATAATTTTTGGGTGAGATCTAATTTAAACACATGTATGAAATAGATCAAGAAATCTTTTATAATTGTTTTCTTGACAAAAAGAAAAAGTTAAAAATAGAATACTATTCGGCTGCTATAGCGCCGTGATCGCCATTAACTAAAGCAGTATATAAATCTTTACCGTGTTGTTGAGGATCATTGGAGTTTGCTGAAAAAGTCAACCAAGCTTGTGTGTTATCTCCTAAGTGTGACCATTGACACTCACATTGAATAACTCTTACAGGATTTCCGTCTGAATCGTTTATAACATCTATTATTGGATTTCCGTCTGAATCGTTTACAACTTCTCCGTCACTATCTAATCTTACATATTTTAAAGTTTGCCATCTTGGATTTCTTACATTTAATAAAGTTATACTCATTATGATATCCTTAACCAGACTATAGTTTGTCGCTCGGTGTTTGTTACGTTTACTGCTCCTTCACCCATGGCTCTCCATGTACCCGAACCAAGCGTAGCACCAGGGTTTTGTCCCATAGCATTAGATGCTTTTATATTTGATCCAGAGAAAGTCTGACCCAACTGGCTTCGTACTCCATTACCATTACTGTTTACTTGATTACCGAATGCATAACTACCAACATCTAATACTGCTAAACCTGCCGTTGCAGTTCCAACATTAGCTGTGGAAGGTGCTGGCAGACTTGTTATGTTACTTCCGTTAAATGCTTGAGCAGTACCTGTTAAAGTGCTTGCCTGTAAAGTCTGTGTTCCTGTAACTGTTGTACCGCCTACTATTAAAGCCATTATTTTACCTCTTCTAAGTTAAATTTATATTTTTTACCATTTAATCTGTTTAAGATAAAGAGGTTTTCTTCACCCTCTTGAATAGTCCAAGAACCTCTTGTGCCGTCAACTTCATTATCTCTTGTTTTAGTGTTATTTAAATTTATGTCACCTGTATATATATCCCGCCATTGCTTGGTTCCAGAACCTAAATCTTGCGCATCATCAGTTGTTGGTAATACATGATTATTAAATATTGCTGTTCCTGCATCACTTCCATCTAATGTTAACATAGTAATATCAGCAGTGTTATCAGTTCCTTTAAAGATAATATCAGTGTCATTTCCTTGTGCATCAAGTGTAATATTACCTGCACTTGTTGCTAAACTAGAAGCTGCATCACCTGTTGCAATTTCATCTAATGCAATACTTGTAGATACAGTAGCAAAAGAAAGAGTTCCTGAACCATCAGTTTTAATAAATTGTCCTGTTGAACCATCTCCTGTTGGAAGTGTCATAGAAGTAGTACCAAAACCAATAGCGTCCATACGAACTGTGCCATCAAAGAAAGCGTCTTTAAATTCTAAAGATGAAGTTCCAAGATCTATATCATTATCTGTAGAGGGTGATAAAGCACCATCGGATAACGTTATTTGATTTGCATTGGCAACTTTAAAAGTCACTACATCATCAGAAGCTGCTGAAATAGTTGTGTCTGCATCAGCATCTAAAGTTAATGTTTGACCATTAAGGTCTACTGGAGCAGTTACTGTTCCTGGTCCTGCAAAAACATCATACCAGTTTGTTCCGTCCGTAGCTACTAATCTAGTAGCACCATTTTCAATAGAAAGAGTATTACCAGAAGCTCCAAGTCTTGCAGTCATTGCATAAGGCCCTGAAGATCCAGAATCTGTTGTAGCGTTGGTAATTAAATAAATTTTTTGAGTAGCAGGAAATTGAGCTATTCTTACTGCACCGTGTGCACCTGTAAGTCTAATATGTGCATTTCTTGCTTGGTTATTTGCTTGTGATTGTGGTCCGTCAGCATTTGTAAGTGTAGTTACAGCAGCGTCTCCGCACGCAACGTTAGTTACTCCAGCAATACTAAACTCTAATGATTGTGAAAAATTGTTGTTTGTAATAGTTCCCCAAGTTCCAGAATTTTCTCCAGAACCTTGTAGCTCTATTCTTAAACTTGTTGAATATGTTGAACTCATCTAATCTCCTATATAATTTTTAATATTAAAATCAAAGTTTGTCAAAACTTTTATGCGGCTTGATGAACTTCAGTCCAACTTATATCCGAGTTAGAGTCGTCTACTTCAGACCAAAAAGTCCCTTGTAAAGTCCCTGTGCTACTTGTAGCAGAAACACCCGATAGTGTCAAAGTAGAACTTCCTGATACTGTCAAAGTTCCAATATTAGATGTAGCAGAAACACCTGTTAAAGCATAGCTTGATTCTTGAGTTTCATCACCTAAACTCGCTGTTAATGCATTTCCTGTCACGGCTACCGTTGCACCCGCAGTTACCGTTTCACTCACTTCTCCTAAACTCGCTGTTAACTCATTTCCTGTTGCCGTTACTGGAGCAGAACCTGAAACAGTTTCTGTTCCAAGGCTAGGTGTAATTGCAATACCTGAAGGTGTAACAACAGACGTACCTACGACAGTTAAAGATCCAAGACTTGAAGTAATAGCATTACCAGAAGGAAAAGCCGTTTTACCTATTTCAACACTAGCTGTGCCTATACTAATATCTAGTTCAGGTTCACTCGCAGCTACAACAGTTAATTGTGAATCTCCTGATATTGAGAAAGTTCCGATAGATGATGTTGAACTAACACCAGTTACAAATACTGATGTTCCTGGTGTGTTTGTAGAAGCAGTTAATCCAATACCTGAAATAGTAGGATTAACAGAAATATTTACTGTTGGTGAACCAGTTGCAGTAGTGCCTTGTACACCCGTAAACGCATAAGACTGAGAAGTTACATTCCAAAGATTGTCATTCCAACCAATTTCAATGCCACTATCACCTGCTACACCTCTATTCCATCCTGACTGAAATAAAGTAGCAACAGTTTCATCACCAAGTGATGCTGTTGTTCCAATACCAGTTAAAGTGTGAGTTGAAGAACCTGTTACAGTTTCGGTGCCAAGAGCAGAAGTAATCGCATTACCTGTAGCACTTACTTCCGCAACACCAGTACCGACAGCAGTTCCTGTAGTAGAGGTAGCGCTTACACCAGTAAGTGTAATGTTACAATCGCCCGTAAGCGTTAACGAACCTAGAGATGACGTGAGGCCATTACCTGTTGCGGCAACGGGTGCGAATGTATTCCATGCACCCGAATTCCAGGTTTGTCGGCCCCATCCTTGGACGGTGGCCATGAATTATCTCCTTATGCTATTCTTAGAATTGCAGCAGTTGATTCAGCAGCAGGGAACGTAATTGTAAACGTTCCTGAAGTTGAAGTTTTAACCGCACCAAAATCTAATACGCATACAGATGCATTTGTTGTTAAGCCAGATACAGTTGAACTATTATAAATAACAGCAGCTTGTGCTGAAATAGTTGCACTTGTAAATGAAATATCTGCAAAGTCACATACAGCGGCATCACTTGATAATGTTGGAGTAACAGATGTTAATGCTCCACCACCTTCAGCGTAAGTGCCTGATGCTCCTACTTCGTCAGTTTGTTGAAATGCAGTTGTTGATTTGCTCAACGTTGCTTCGTTATCGTATAGTGCTAGTTTAAAAGCGTTCCCTGTCGTTGCCGTAAAATTGTGTAGGCCTTTCAGGATCTCCACTTTAAAACTGTTAGATACAGCTTGAGTAATTGCCATAATAATCTCCTATGGGTTCCTTGATTCGAGAGGGATACGAATAACGCCGTCCCGAAATTCATCTCTACGGTCACGCCCCATCTCATATGTGGCTAGAGCCTGTACAGATTGATTATACATTTTATCGTAGTATTGTATCATATCTGCTGGACCTTTCAAGTATCCAAGTGCTTCAATAATACAACCATACAACAGCACGTTCGGAGCATTTTGACTTAACCAAGTTGATGTATTCGTACTTGTTAAACCAGGAGGCTTATACGTGTATGCGAGCTCTACAGTTAATGCAGCGTTCGGGGTCGGCGCAAGATAGTGTGTGTCCTGATCCCACATCGCATAATATTTAGGCGTTGCAGCTCCAGTGGACGTTCTATCGGGTGCGTATTCATTCATAAACGAAATATCTTTTTGTATCAAGTAAGATCTATCATCACCAGAATCTATTAATTGAACATATCTCGTTGCTTCCCAATCAGCAGGAAGTGGTAAAAAAGGATTATTAATTGTTAGTGTTGCTGTATCGTATTTTCTATAATAATTTAAATCTACTGTTCTTCTTACCTTATCTTCAATAGATTCAATAAAAGGTTGAATAACAGCATTAGAAAGCACATTAGTGCTTGTTTCTGTATAATTTCTTACGTTATCTGTTAAATCGGAATAATCGGTCATGACGTGCTCACTGTAACATTACCTACGCCAGAATTCAACTGTGTAGGTTTATTTGGTTGTTGTACACTTAAAGGCATCATGCTTTTTTGTGTAGAGGCATAAGCTACCCCATTTGCATAATAATTGGTAACAGGCATATCCAATGTTTGAAATTGATTTACTTGTAATCCAAACCCCTCACCGTCATAAGCAGCATCTCCAGTTGTTGGTTTGACTACTGTTCTTCCTGCATTTACAGGTCCTGTAGCACCTCCAACAAAAACTCTTGAATTAGCTACTTGAGATCTAGCATACTGTAAAGATTGAGGATCTGTTACAATTGGTAAAGGTTCTAATTGAGGTTGTTTAGGTTCAAACTCACTGATGTGAACCCATGATCCATTCCACTCTTGAACCATTTCGTTATAAGGAAAAGCCATACCAGATCTATCTGATATTCTTTGTGCAAATTTACCAGACGCATATTTGCCCATTGTTAAACTCCAGGTAAATAAGTTTTAGGTGTTAAAAATAAACTTGTTCTTTCACCATCTTGATCTGCGGCTCTTTGAAATTCATCTTCATAAATTTGTTTTAATAATTGAATTCTGTCTGGCGCTTTTTTCATAGCTATGTAATAAGCTAAACCAGCAGTTAAACATGGAAGAAATCGAAAAGGAATCTCAGTATTATTTGTGTAAGCGCCCGAATCCTTCATCCGAACAAGAGCATAATATACTAGAGTGTACGTTGTATCGGCTGCAGGATATAGAAATAGCTTTGGGTTTATCGTACGCTCAAAGTAGTATTGACTTGGTCTTCCGCTGGTTGTTTTAACGGTATAATTTAAATACGTAGATCGGCTAATTGATGTCGTTGAATATTCATTGTTACTCGAATCACGGATCACGAGATCTGTAATATCTATAATTTGTTGAGCTGAATTAGCTCCTGAACCAAATAAACTTGTGCCTGATAATTCCGTTGTTGTAGCAGGTAAAGTTTTTTCTTGTTTTTGAATTGTCCAAAGATTTAAACCTCTGTTAGCCCATTCAGCTAACATAAGATTAATAGAACGTCTTGCGGTCTTTATGTCGTATCCACTACGAATTTGAAGACCGCATCGTTCAAAAGCTTCTTCTGCTATATCATCTATAGATAAATCAAAATCCGCTGTTGTAGCATAGGTTGGCATCTATTTCTTTTTACCTCCGCCCATTCTTCCTGGTTTTTTACCACCAAGAGCTTTTCTTCGGTTTGGTAAACCCATAACGCCTCTAATTTTACCCGCTATTGACATATCTTTGCCAGCAGGATTTCCTTTACCTTTCATTATAGAACCCATCAAAACAGCTTTTGCACCACCTTTAGTTCCTTTCATAGCAGCTTTTTTAGCAGCAGCACTTCTACCAGTTGGCATTGCTCTTTTAACATCATCAGATGTAAGTCTACCACTTGGTTTTCTAGATTTAGCTAATTTGGCTGCTCCACCTTTGGCCATTTTTTTCTTAGGACCCATCATTCCGCCGCCCATTCTTTTGGCGACACCACCTTTTGCCATTTTCTTTTTAGGACCCATCATTCCGCCGCCTCGCTTCTTGACTGCTCCTCCTCGTTTCATTGCTTGTTTCTTTTTAAACATCTTGACCTCCGAATATTCGTCTATAAGTTTTTTGTCTAGATACCACGACGTCTCGATAATATCCCTTTGGCCACAATTTATAGTAACCTTGACGATGTAGTTTATCAGAAGCTTCTTGTAATTGCGAGAACTTTTGTATGAGCATCATTGAATACTCCAAGTCACTATCTACAACAGGGGTGGCCCCATTTGGAGTAACCAAAAACTCTTGTTCTTCCTCATTGGCTGGATTGAGGGGATGAAAACCCATAAAAAATATATCTTTTTTATTATACCAACCATTATAGTCATCAATCATATCTTGAAACTGATCTAATGAATAGTTGAAATAAGGATCACAAAATATCAATATTTCATGCACCTGAAAATTAAGTTGTTTTAAATGAGCGTTTAATTCTGCTTTGTATTGTTTAAATTTTCTTTTTGTTTCAATAATAACTTTGTGATCATTCCATGTTTTTTTAGCAAAAGGACATGCTGGAAAACCACCTAAATGTTTATTAGGTATTTCTAAAAATTCTTCAGACCACTTACGTACGTCTTGTATTATTTCTTCTTTAGAATACACCTTTAAAATCAAAGCCTCGTAAGGCTGCTCCTGCTCTTCTTTCTTTTGAGATAAGACCTCCTCTAGCTGCAAATGTTTTTACATTTGTAGGTTTACCGCCTGGATTGCCCGCAGCCCTCTTTCTGCTGACAGCACTCGCCTTTTGCGACTTTGTCATCCGTGTGGCTTTTGCAAGTGGTACGCATTTCGGGTACTTTCTTTTGCTTCCCTTTGACCTTCCACAAGGTTGATATTTTCCGTCTTTCTTCGGGGCTCCAATGTCCACCCACTTCTCTTTGACCCATGCTCTTAATCCTTTCTTTGCCATTAACTGTATTTTGTTTTTTTCCGTTTGTTTTCTGCAACCGCTCCGCACCCGCGCGCGATACCGCCTTTATTAAATTTGGAAACTGCTTTTCTTTGTTGTGAAAGTTTGTTCGATTCAATCATTCCTCCAGCAGCTTTTTTATTTTTCTTTTTTCCGCCCTCAACTGTTTTGCCAGAGCAAATTGAACTTGCATACATGTTAGCATAAGCAGACGGATAAACTTTAAATTTTCTTTTTGCGGCTGCTTTACCTTTAGCACATAATTTACCCATGACCTTGACCTCTGTATTTGACGTGTTGACGTCGTTTATTTTTATTCTTCGGCCTACTGCGTGAAGAATTACCTATACTAGTTCTTTTTTTGACAGGAGTAAAGTATTGGTTATTTGGTAATTTTACAGCCATTATTTATTCATTTGTGCTAATGGGTTAGCAAGAGTTAACTTAATTTGTTTATCAATACTCTCTTGTAATTCTTTCATCTTTTCTTCTAAATCCGTTTTTAATTTTGTCATATCTTCTTCAACAGTATCTATTGCAATCTTTAAATCTTTTGAATTATCTCTAGCATCTTCTTTAACTTGTTGTTCTACATCATTGACAATTTTCTCTACTCTTCTTACATCTTGCCGAAGGTCGTTTTTCAATTCGTTTGCCACATCACTCACTAAGCGGATTTCCGACATCATCATTTCCATTTCACTCATAAGCATTTCTACTTCTGTTT